ATGAAACACACCCGAAAGAACTTAAGACATTACGAGAGACTAACCCAAATATGGGCTACAATGCATTAACTAATAAATATGATGACTTACATGAGGCCGGAGTTTATGACCCAGTAAGTGTAACTAAGAACAGTTTCTTAGCGGCTATGTCAATTGCTTCGTTGTTTTATTCAACAGAAGTTGCGGTATTAGTGGAGGAATAAATATGGATAAACAAATAGATAGAATGACTATTGTTTATACAGATGGAACAATGGTTATCTTTGTGAGAAATCTTCAAGGACATTTAGTTCCTGAAACAAGGAGAATGAAATAATGAAATGCCCAAAATGCGAAGAAGAAACTAATAACTATTACATTAGAAGATATGGAATGTGCGTTAATTGTATTTACGATATTAAAAGAATAGGAAAGAGGTCTAAGTATGAATAAGAAAAAAGCAGTGACAGTTACTTTACCTGCTCCACACAAAGCAAGAGTAAGTTGTCCTATTTGTAAAGGAAATAAATGTGTTGTTTGTAAAATGACTGGAGAATTAGCCATCGAAGTAGCACCAAAAATACCTATTCAACGAGCGCATATCATAAAGTATGTCGTTGAAAATATTCATGAAGTAGCAAAAGAAATAACTAAGAAATATGGTTTAGTTCCTGAAGTAAATACGGCTGAAGTTATTGAAGTTAATGACGGTCAATTTGAAGTAGTTCAAGTATCGTCTTTAGGCGGAGTATGTTGGGTAGTTAATCGTCTTGATGAATTAGACACACCACGCTATTTTACTTCTAAACAAGAACTGGATAAGTTCAAACAGGGGTGGATGAGTTGAGTGATGAATTAACTGTAATAGGAACAATTGTCCGTGATGCTACTATGGACTGTAAAGTTAAAAGAGGCAAATACTGGAATATTGAAGTCTTGGATATTCGTTGGTTTAGAAATGATAAGCCAACAAACAAAGGTGTTCGTTTGAACATGGAAGAAGCAAAAACATTATTAGATATACTAAGGAGAGAGATTAATGAAGAGAGTGAGTGAAGTTCAAGCAAAGATTAGTTTAAGAAAAGCAAATGAAGAAAGACAATACGGCCATAATGCAGTTCCTAGATTTGGAAGTTGTGCAGGTAAAATAATTGATTTATTCGCACAATTTGTTGAAGATGAAATGACTGTCGCACCTAAAGGCGGTAGGGGTTGTAGAGTTCAAAAAGAACATATTGACCTTTGTTTCGGTAAGTTTTATCAGGCTATGAGAGAGTTTATGGATGGTGAAAAGAATGAATAAACTATATTTGATTACAACAAACAACAAGAAGTTTGATGAATGGGCTAAACAAAATAAGAAGCGTCTAAAAGACTTCGCATTAGACCATTTTAACGCAGGTTATAATGATGTAGTAAAGGGAAATTATTTGGCGAGGGCATCATTCGTTTGTTATTGGGAGATTTACAATAACAATTCTTTAGCCAAATTAGCACCGGCTATGACGCAAGCATCTATGATTCATATGATGCACCGATTTATGGAAAGAGGACTACAAGAAGAAATGGTTGTCGTTGAACAAATGATGCACAATTTCTTAAGACTCTTACAAAGGTTAAATGAACCTGACGGTGAAGAAGAATGAATAAAGAAGAATGGGTCTACTTAGGAAGTGCTATGTGGGCTTATGCTGAAAAGCATAACGGGAAAATCGGTAGCCTGTTAAAAGAACTGGTAATATTAATAAATAAAAATAAAGAAGTGATATACGATGACATGGGAAAATATGAGCAGAATGCTACAAGCGACAGACCAAATGATACAGACTCAACAAGTAACTCGGATTTCACGGGACTTGGAGAGTTTTAATACACAGAAAAGTAATACATCATTAGTCTTGACAATTTTAAATAAAGATGAACTAAGTGCAAATAACTTAGGATTAGCCAAAGCAAAGAAATGGATGGCAAAAATATTTGATGTTTTCGATGATGAAATCGAAGGTCTAATGGCGGCCCACAGTGATTTAGGAGAAGCCATTTACTTTTTAGATACTTCCGCAGAAAAACAAAGAAATTTTTCAGTTCAATATGTTCTTCGTTTATTGGAAATGGATTGTGGAAAGGTTGAATCTAATGAGTTTAAGATGATTGAGGAATCAGTATTGGCTATGTCAGCCAACGCCCGTCGTTGGTTTATCCGATATATGCTTAGAACTCCCCGTAATGGAATGAACATTGGAACAGTGACTAAGATTATTTCTAAATACTACAATAAGAAGCAAGCAGATGTAAAGAAACACTTGAACTTTAATTCTGTTGAAGTCGTTTGTCAGCATTATGAAGGGGGTAATAATCCTCCATGTGATTTAACCTATGGAAAGTTTATTAAGCCTATGCTTGCTAAAGAAGTTCCGATGAATAAATGGCCGACTGATTTTGTTGTTGATTATAAATATGATGGTAATAGGTATCAAATACATGTTGAAGGAGAAAAGACGATGATTTTTAACCGTAAAGGTAAAATCGTTACTCATCAATTCCCTGATGTTGTAGCATTAGTGCAAGAATATGAGATAAATAATGCTATTTTAGACGGTGAAATCTACCCCATTCTAGAAAATGGCGCACCTGCTCCACATAAACAGATGGGAACAAGAGTTCATTCTAAGAATATCCAAGAGGCTATGGAAAGAGTCAAAGTAGAATGGGTTATTTTTGATTGTCTTATGCTCAATAACGAAACAGTTATGGATTTATCATATACTGATAGGTTGGAGAAAATGAAAGACCTGCCTAATCAAGCACACCGAATTACAGAAGGCGATATTATGGCCTTTTACCATGACGCAATCAACGAAGGGTTTGAAGGAATCATCGTTAAAGATGCGAGCCAACCTTATCAATCGGGAAAACGAAGTGTTTTCTGGGCTAAATACAAACCTCCACAGATAAACATTGATGTTGTTATCCTTGCCGCTAAGTATGGCGAAGGAAAGAGAGCCAATGTTTTCGGCACTTATCAACTAGGCGTGAGGGCTAATAATGGTTATCATTCAGTCGGGTGGTGCGGAACAGGATTTTCGGATGCTGATTTGGTTAATTTAACCAATACTTTGCGTAGGAATGTGGAAAGGTTTCAGGACGGACTGTTCAATGTATCTCCTGTTGTAGTATTGGAAGTAAAGGCTGATTTAGTTTCAAGAGATGAAAAAGGCAATTTAGGTCTAAGGTTTCCTAGATGTGTCCGTATTCGTGATGATAAGTTTGTTGCGGATATTAATACCTTAGAAGATGTGGAGAGATTAGAATGAAAACAGATAACAATCCAGCAAAATGGAATACAAAATATATGACTGGCTCTTTTGGAAAAAACTATAAAATATCCGAAATGTCTATGAAGCAAGTTAATCAATCACTAAGACAGTGTAAAACTAGTTTAACGGTCATTAAATGCAATATGGATTCTTTGTATCAAAGAAGACATACTCTTATGCACGAACAAGGAGAATATAAGTATCAAAGAAAAAATGCAAAGCAAAAGATTATTCAACACTTGGCCTTGAAGACTCAAGTTGATATTGAAGGAGAAGAAAGATATAAGCAGATTCTTTTGACAGCAATCAGTCTTCTTGACAAGGGGCATGACTTATTCTTAATTAAAGCATTATTAGAACAAGCGAGGGATGAAGAATGATTCAACAGGGAGAAATGACAATTATAGACACTATTACATATAGATGTATTAGAGTGGATAACGAAGGCTATGCTCATTTAAAGAATATTCTCCATGAACAGGGTAGGCCCAAATTAGTTCTACAAAAATACTGTCCTTTTGTTAAAGACGGTAAAATTATTACACCTGAAAAACCAAAGGCAGAAACTCACAAACCTACCACTAAAATTAATGTTACTCAACTAATCAAAGAAAATACTGATTTACAGATTTCTAATCAAGCAAAGTATTTTATTGCAGAATGGATAGAAACTGCTATTTGTAATCTAGTAAGTAATGCTCATAATAGTGCAATAGAAAGAGGAGATAGTCGTATAACTGCGGCTCACTTTTATTGGCTTGAAACTAATAATGCTCCGACTGGATATTGGCCTTCAAACAGTGAATATATACGGGACTGATTATTATGTTCAGTAAAGAAATGTTAATTGGAATCTTACTTAGTTCTTCTAAGGTAGATTTTAATATTGAGAGAGCGAGTGATTCTCTTATGGGTTATAGAGTAAGACTTAAATTAGTAATGAGAGCCGACTCTATCTTTCTTGAAGGAGTTAATAGGAGTTTGGCACAGCATCAAATCACTTGTAGTATTAAACAAAAAGAAAGTAAAAGTCGCCCGAAACCAATTCTAAAAATTGGAGGAATCAAGAACTTGTTTAAATTAACAGAACTAGTTCCAGAAAATCTACCTCATGCTAAAAGTGAATGGGTGGAGTTTAGGGAATTAGTTGAATTAATATCTAATCATAAACATAAAACTGCCGAAGGAATGGAAAGAATCTTTGAATTAAAAGGGGTAATTTAATGGGATTAACTACAATGACTAACAATAGAACCATATTAATAACAGGTAAAACAGGAACGGGCAAATCAACCAAAGCACTTACATTTGTAGAGAACCCAGTAGTTCTCTATGCTAATGATATTGATTTTGATGTAGGCTCATTTCCTGTGGAGCATGGAATTATTATTGAAGATGTTCATTATAAACCAGATAAGGACAGCATTCTAAATATTATTAGGAACTATACAGGTCAAGTAGTATTGACTTCTATAAATGAAAAATCAGTTCCTAAAGAAATAAAGGATATGTGTAAGATTAAAAGAGCAGGTTCTAGGAACTATCTAAGAGAAACAATAGAACTTACAGCACCTCATTCTAAATCACCGTTCTCTTTTGAGCGAGATACTTACTCTTTAGTAAGAGGGTTTCTTAAGGAAAAAGATAGAGACTTAATGGCTAAGTTATTACTCTTTAATAAGCCATCAGATACACAAATACTGTCTTGGCTTGTTGAAAATATGCACCCTAATAGATTAATTTTTATTGATGGCGTAGTAAAACGCCGTTGGAGTCAAAGGTATTTCTATGAGATGCTTTCCTATTCTCATGGAGGAAATTCTTTTGATAGATTAAATATGCCTATAAGAAAAAAGTATTCTCAAATACCTAGTCTATCAAGACGACTTGGAGTAAAAAACCCAAAAGTCTTACAGCAACTTTTTATGGATAAAGACTTCAAAGAACACGCCAAAAAGAAATTAAATAACGGAGAATGCCGCCTCCTTAAAATAGGTGAAAAAAGAAGAAGAAGAAAAACTGACCCGATTAGAGTAACTCAAACATCTTTGGAGGATTTTTTATGAGAACAAAAAATTTAGTATATAGAATAGAAAAGACCCTACAAGGTAAAGAAATGACTTGTAAAGAAATAATGGCCGAACTTGAAAAGGATGGTAGGACTACTAGAGTGAACTCATTCACATCTAATCAAGTAGGACAATTACTTAGAAACAAAAGATTTGAAAAGGTCGGCTGGTGCAAAATAAACGATACAAATATATGGAGGAATAAAAATGTTATGGACAGAAAAATACAGACCAAATAAACTTAATGAAATTATAGGACAAGAGCATTTTAATTTAGATGCTATTGGTTGGATAGAAGAGAGAAATATGCCTAATATTCTCTTATACGGAAATCCCGGAAATGGTAAGACAGGAGCAGGATTAGTTATAGGTAAAGAAATATTAGGAGAGGCTTTCCAAGATAATTTTATAGAAGTGAATGCTTCGGATGATAGGCGTTTAGAAAATGTTAGAACAACAATTAAAAATGCCGCCCAAAGCGGAACAATTGGTGGTGTTCCATTTAGAATAGTATTACTAGATGAAATGGATGGTATGACAACAGATGCTCAAAATGCCTTAAAGAGAATTATGGAGCGTTATTCGAACAATGTTCGTTTCATTATTACTTGTAACGATAGAAATAAGATTATTTTCGCACTTCAAAGTAGGTGTGCTAATTACCATTTCAAGCCACTCTCTAATGAGGCAATCTTACAAGTATTACAATCAATCCTTCAACGAGAAGGTATAACTAAATACTCTCAAAATGAATTGGACTCCTTTATATATGCTATGAATGGTGATATGCGGAGGGCGATTACGGAACTACAAGCGGCGAAAGCAAGCAATTCCACCCTTAAGACTCAAATTGATATTGGTTTAGACGAATATAATAAATTATTAATGAAAATTGTAAATAAAAATAACCTTGCACTAAACTCAATACACGATTTACTACACGATGGGCTTTCCATTCGTGAAATCTGTATTGGACTACATGATGCTGTAATTAAAGCAGAATTAGAGAATACACTAAAATTCAAAATCCTTAGAACTATTGGAGAAAGCGAATGGCGTTCAACCACTATGACTCCAAAAGTATTAGCCTCTTGGCTGATAGGACAATTATCATAGAATTGAATAACAAAAAACAAAAACGGAAGTGAATAACATGGATGAAAATATGAAGAATGAAATAACAAAAGGTGCTGAAGTCATTGGACTTACAGCAGAAGAAGGTATGGCTAAGTTTGAAGAGATTTGCTCGGAAAACAGCATTGAAATGACAAACCCAATTAGTAAGGGTCTTTGGCGTAACTTTGTGGCTAATGCTAAGAGAAGCCAACAATCGGAAAAAACAACAGAAAGCGGAAGCGACGACTCTTTTTACAAAGCAGCGTTTGGTTTCTTTGTTTCTTTAGATGCTCCGAGAGATATGATGGCTTGGAACAGAATGAAAGCAAAGGAAGAGTTTATTCGTGATGCTGATAATGCTCTAGAAAAGGGTATTGTTGCTATTGCTAATCAAAACGCTCTTGGTAAGTGGGTTGTATCTCGCTACCATAATAATGAATACGAAGAAAAGACTGTTACTACTTTACCTTCGGGTGCAGAAGAAACAGAAGATGGTCGTTTCTATATTCCTTTAGATGCTACTGCTGTTTATATGAACGGTGGTAAGAATAATAACTACGGAAAGCCTCTTCCTCCTGAACAAATGCGAAGAAGCGGTGTTTTCTATGGTTCATTAGGAACAGGTGAAATGAAGCCTTATTACTTCTCTTATAAGAATCAAGGCGGAGTAGATTTTGCACCAAACAGTTTTGAATGGTGTCATTTCTTATGTGTTCTTGGTTCAAATGGAACTGATATTTACGGTGCGAAGCAAATGACCTTTGATTCTCTCACTATGAATGCAGATATGGACACTGAAAATGACTTGTATAGAGATATGAAAGACTTTGACTTTGAAGACTGTCTAAGAAACAACTTTGAATCACATCTTGTTCCTCTTGTTGAAATGAACAAAGCGCATATCAGCCGACAAGCCTTACCTTCTAAGGAACGATTTGTTGTTACAGACGGAACTGTTTGTAATATGAATATGACTCCTACAAAGAATGGTAATAGAATCATTAACATTACTGACCTTAATGCTGAACTAGATTATGAAAGCGATGGAATTACAACCTGTTGGATTCCTAGCCACCTTAAACTTGATTTCGGTATTGGTTCATCAGTTATCGTTGTTGGCCGAACAAGCCAAAGAACTACTGATGAAGGAGTAGAACCCGTAACAATTAATGTTGCCGGTATTTACTGTGTAATTAAACATGGTTCTGCTGTTGAAGTATCTCAGCCTGTTGAAGAGGATTTCGACTGGTTTTGATTAACTAATCAACCATTGTGTAGTCGTCGGCGTTAATGACGGTCAAATAGGTGCGAAGCCTATACCCTTTGGAGGGAAATAAAATGGAAGACATAAAAGAAAATAGATATTTATTAAAAGCAAACAGTTATTTGATTGACCTACAAACGGTTGATTTTGTAACTTGGAAAGAGAATGACAAAGAAGAAGGAACTTATTGGACTAAATTACATATTGGCACAAAAGAATGTAGATATGTATGTGATTCATTAGCAGACTTAAACACGCTTATTCGGGCGTGGTCTAACCTAAAAGGTAAGCGACTAGAAATACTGAATAAAGAACTAATAACGGAATGGTGATATTATGGGATTAACAAGCAATAACAATAAGACGAAAGCAGTAGATGAAGGCGTAATAAACAATGCAAGAGTATTGGCCTTTCAAAGCAAATTAATGAAGCAAACAGAAGAACGACTCGGAAGAAACAACCGATTAATCTGCGGTATTTGGGGAGAACCTAAGACTGTTAAAAGCGGATTAGCATTAGATTTCCCTAATAAACAAATCTATGTTTTGGACTGGGATGATGGATGCGAACCAACATGGCGACAAAACCATGAATGTTCCGATAGAATTACACTATGGAATCCTGAAGTAAGAAATGATAACGGTGAATTAGATATTCAAAAGTCCGAAGCAAACTCCGAGGACTTTGTTCTTTTTGTTAAAGAAAAGATTAAGCAAGGCGAAGATGTTTTGTTTGTATTTGATGGAATTGATAAGTGGCTAGATTGTTGCACACTTCATGTAACTGGTAGTTCAAAGATTGGAAAACCACAAAAGATGAAGTTTGAATGGGGAAAGCGAAACGCTCCTTTTTATTCTCTTTTGATGATGTGCAAGAATCTAAATTGCGACCAAATCTATATTACGCATTCAAAGGCTGATTACGGAGCAACTGGAGAAGTAATTGGTTCTAAACCAAACTGGCATAATTGGGGAGATTACCTCCATCAAATTATTACAACCCGAAGAACACGCAAGAAGAACGATGTTGTGTATAAGGCTGAACTGTTAAGCAGTAAAACCAATACAGAACTTGTAGGTAAGTCTTGGGAGTCTTTATCCGTAGGTAACGGTAAAGTTTCTTGGACTGGTATTCCTGAATTGCGTGAGGGTTTGATTTGAAGTTTGAAGTAGATTCAAACGACCTAAGAGAAGCATTAGAAAGCGTTATGGTTAAAGGTAAAGGAACTACTAATAGTGGTTTTGGAAACACTAATTTAGGCACATACGCCTGTCTTTATGTTAAAGACGGAGTGTTAAGTATTTGGAACGGTAGTCCTTCTTTCTGTGTAAAGATTGATATTTCTTTAGAAGGCGAAAGTGTAGATGGTGATGTATGCGTTGATAGCATGAAAATTATTCCTTATCTAAAGTCTTTTGGTGGGGTAGTTAATTTTAATGTGGGTGATTTTATTACCCTTACAGGAATCAATAGAACTGCTTCTATTCCCTTAGTAGTATTGCATCCTAATGCAGACGCTATTAGTAGATTAAAGAATATGTTGAATCATATACGATATGAGATTCAGCCCCAAACCTTATTTAATTTTGGTAAATCTAAGTTTGAGGGGGCTTTTGTATTAACACAAGCCCAATTCAAAGATGCAATCAAGAACTGCGAATTAGTCAAAAGCGGAGTCTATAAATTAGATTTTAATGAAAATGCTTTGACTGTATCTACGAGACAAGATGCAACAAACAAATATGAAGAAGTTATTACACCTGTTTTTCCATTAGGAGAACCTGCCACTGTTGAGTTCAGTAGTCCGGTGTATGCTTTCTTTAAGAGCGACCAAATGGTTAATGTCTATATGAAAGACAACCATCCTCTTTTACTAGTATCTGTTGATAGGATGCTATTAAAAGCACCACATATAAGCGGGTGAATATAAATGATAATAAGTAAATGTAATGATGGTAAAACCATCTTTAAATCATGGAGAGAGAACGGTGAAAAGAAATACACATTGGAAGATTTTCGGCCTTATTTTTATGTTAAGGAGGATGCTAACGAACCAAGAGAATACAAAGCGTCTAAGTATATTACTAGGGACTTTGAGTATATTCGTGGCGAGTGGCTTAATATTAATAAGCAAGCACTTAAAAGAGTTTATGTAGAAACCTCTTTTGATATTAAAAAG